ACTTCGAAGGTTCTGGTATGTCACAGATTGTCGATCTGCTTGCATACAACACACACTACCTCGCAATGAATGCTAACTTTGCAATGAACGAAGCTTTCTTGGATACTGCTACACTTCGCTCTTCTGTAGTATCTCATGCCAAGAAACTTGGTTATACTCCACGATCTGCTCGTTCTCCTGTTGCGTATGTCGATGTAACTCTTAACTCATCTACTGCTACTAGTGCTACCCTTGCTAAAGGAACACGGTTCACAACAAAGATAGATAATAGTACATATGGATTTGTGACAAATGAAGATTTATCTGTTACACCATCAAATGGTATTATGAGATTTATCAATGTTCCAATCTATGAAGGAACTCTTGTTACATCAAGATACACCGTTGACTTAAATAACATTGAACAGAAGTTTATGGTGACGGATACTAGAGCAGACACTACAACACTGCAAGTATCTGTACAGAACTCTGTTAGTGACTTAACTACAACAGTCTATACACTTGCAACCGACATTACTCAGGTAACGTCTGGTGCTGATGTTTATTTCATCCAAGAAAATGCTGATGGTAAATTTGAAGTTTACTTTGGGGATGGTGTTGTTGGTAGTGCAATCTCTAATGGTAACATTATTCAACTTCAGTATGTAGTTACAAATAAAGAAAAAGCTAATGGTGCGAATCTATTCTCCACCACATCTGTTGACGGTGAGACTGATGTTACCGTTGCAACTCTGATTGCTGCAAGAGGTGGGGCAGAACCAGAATCTATTTCGTCTATAAAATTTAATGCTCCTCTAGATTATTCATCACAAGGTAGAGCAGTAACTACACAAGACTACAAAACAATTCTTCCTCAAGTTTATGCTGGCACAAAGGCAGTTCAAGTCTGGGGTGGTGAAGATAATGATCCACCAATCTACGGACAGGTGTTTCTATCTGTAAGAACTAAGTCTGGTGTTAACTTGACTCAAGCACAAAAGAATAGTATTGCAAACGATTTGAAGAAATACAATGTAGCATCTATTCGCCCTACCTTTGTTAATCCAGAAGTAACAAAGATTAAATTAAAAACTAATTTTAAGTTTGACAGTAAAACCACAACTAAATCTGTGGGAGATATTGAAACTCTTATAAGACAAACAATAACAAATTACAATAATAGTGATCTACAAAACTTTGATGTTGTGTTTAGACATTCTAAACTGTCTAGACTTATTGATGCAACAGACACATCTATTCTTTCAAACACAACAAGAATAACTCTTAATAAATCTTTAACACCAACATTAAATACTGTAACTCAGTATATTATTAATTTTAATAACCCATTGTATAACCCACACACTGGACATAATTCTGCCATGGGTGGTATTACAAGTTCTACAGGATTTACTATTGCTGGTAATACAAACACATTGTATATTGATGATGATGGAATTGGTAATATCAGAACATACTATCTAGTTGGCGGTACTACTAGAAACTATGTCGATGAAACGGCAGGAACTATTGATTATAAAACTGGAAAAATTGTTCTTACTGATTTGAATATTACGTCCACAAGTACTGGTAATAATATATCAATTGACATTCTTCCCGCTTCAAATGATATTGTGTCTGTTAGAAATCAATTATTGGAAATTGATATGAATACTCTCTCAATAGATGGTGCTGTTGATATAATTCTTTCTGGCGGTTCTTCTGCCGGTACAGGATACACCACAACGCAAAACACATACTAGTAAGGTTCTTAGATGACTAGTCCAACTTTAAAAAATAAGGTATCGCCTCATATACAAGAACAACTGCCTGAGTTTATCAAGGCGGATCATCCTGTATTCTCCTTATTTCTAAAATACTATTATGAGTTTTTGGAGGCTGGTGAACTTGTTGTTTCTGGTTCTAATGATTATGTTATTGAAGAAACAATAAGCAAAAACTTTATCTTAGATGAAAAAGAAGATAGGGTTGTTTTGGAATCATCCATTGGTAAGTTTACTGCTGGAGAAACTATTGTAGGTTCTAAATCAAAAGCAACTGCAAGGGTTCTTGTAGATGACTTTGATACTAATAATAGATTATTCATTACATCACAACAAAGATTTGAAACTGGTGAAATAATTACTGGTTCGTCTTCTGGTGCAACAACAACTGTTGTATCTTATCGTGCAAACCCTGTACAAAACATTCAACAACTATTAGAATATGCAGATGTTGATAATACAGTTTATAGTTTTCTTGATAGGTTTAGAGACTCTCTTATGGAGTCTATTCCAAATACTCTTGCCGAAGGTACAGAGAAAAGAAAACTTATCAAGAGTATTAAAGACTTGTATGCTGCTAAAGGTACAGAGGATGCACATAAACTATTCTTTAGAATTCTTTTCAATGAAGAAGCGGAATTAATTTATCCTAGAGATAATCTTATTCGTTCATCAGATGGTGAATGGTCTACAGACAAAGTAATTCGTATTGTTGAAAATGGAAACTCAGATTTTACGTCTGCTATTGGTGAGTTTGTAACTGGTTCTACTTCTGGCGCAACTGCTATTCTCATAACTGTTATTAAGTTTAGAGAAGGCGCAACTGATATCGCTGAATTGAGTTTGGACGAAAACTCAATCGTTGGAGATTTTATTGAGGGTGAACTTATTACCTCTACAGATATATCCAGAGATTTAGAAATTGCTGGTACGGTTAAGGGAATTGTTACAGGACTGTCTGTTTCTAATAGAGGTTCTTATTATAATATTGGTGACACGGTTGATATTAAAACAGGTGGTAATAATGCTGCAACTGCCAGGATTGAATCTATTACGCCAGGTTCAGTAAATGAAATTTTAATTGAAGATGGTGGTACAGGATATACTATAGGTGATAATCTTGTATTCAATCTAACTGGAACTGAAGGTTCTAGTGTTCAGGCAAAGGTTGCTGTAGTTGGTGGTGGTATAAGTCTAGAACAAACTACATCACCAGATTCAATTGTTACTGAGAACGATGAAAAACTACTTACAATTTCAATCGACAATTTTGAACTTGAAGATTCAACATTGGACAACTCATACTTATCTAGTGAGTCAGGAGACTATATTGTTCTAGAAGATAATTCTCTCCTATTGACAGAGACAGATGCTCTAGAGTATGCAAGAGAAGAAGGCACTTCTACAGACCTTACTGGTGATATCATCATGGAAGATGGTAAACAACTTCTCAGAGAAGATGCAGATATTTTCTTCTCAAGTCTAGAGACTACAGTAGGTGAAGTTGACAATCTTGTTCTGGAAGATGGAACTCAAATTATTCTTGAACCAAGAACCTTTACTGACTTGGGAGTTGCAGCAGAGACAGGAGAGATTACTAAAGTTGAAGTTGTTAATGCAGGCAACGGTTTCTTAAAGACGCCTCTTGTTACAGTATCATCATCTACAGGCTCTGGTGCAGAACTTTATGCGTGTTCTACTTCTGCACCTAAGATTGGTGCTATCGGTGATGTTTCAATAACAAACTTTGGTTTAGATTATACTATTGTTCCAGAAGGACAGTTTAATAGAAACTTCATCATTAAGAATTACACTGGAACATTCTCTGCCGGTGATACACTTACAAGTCATATTGGTGAAGTTATTAACTTTGATGCAACAAGAAACTTATTGATTGTTCGAACAGATGTTACTTTAGATGAGGGGGATGTTCTTACAACTATTACTGGTGCCACTGCAACTATTGTTCAAGGTGACTTTGCAACTGGTACTGTTGAAATAGGAACTGTTGGTACTACAGTTGGAGACTTCCAATCTGAAAGAGGTAAACCATCTGTTGATAGTATGAAGGTTCAAGATAGTTTCTACTATCAAGATTACTCATATGTTGTTCGTGTTGGTGAGTCCATCAACCAATGGAGAGATTCGATTCGCCGTTCAGTACACCCAGCTGGGTGGAATGTATTTGGTGAAGTATCTTTTGCATCACAAGTATCTGCAACAATTCAAGTTCCTGCTGCTGGTTCTATCGCCGACTTTACTGGTGACGATACGTTCTCACCAGAACTTGCATCTACATTCACAAACTTGTTTACGACAATCTTCGGAAGACGATTGGGTACTGTAACAAATGCATCATTAGTCTCTGCTCCTGTAACTGGATATGCAGAACTATCTGATGTTCCAGATGGTAGAGATGTTACATTAACATCTGATGTTTCTGTTAGGATGAATCTAAATAGAGGTTCACATTATAGTGGTTCAACATTGGAAAATGTTGCAATGTTTGGATTCACTGCTGACCCACATTATGAAGATTCATTTCTTCTTATGACAGAAGATAATTATCATCTGGTGCAAGAGACAGGAGAAGATGATGAACACCACGGAGAGGGTGTACGTCAACACTTTGTTCAAGAATTTCAACATGCTGAGATTCCACATTATCCTGGCATTTACAGGACACCAACATTGGGTAAAGACTTCTCTCGTGACCAATATAGTCTTGCACAGATAGGACGTTATAGAATTAATGAACTGTCTGAACCAGATGGTTCTGGTGGATATCGCATTCCTCTTACAGCATACTCGACTATTATTAACATCCCACCACCAAGTGAAATTATTATCACTCGCACTGGTTTGACTAATGCATTCGATAATAACTTTGCCACTTTCGATAGAGGCGATCAGACATTCGATGAGAGTGGGGGGACTCGTGACACTGCTGCGAGATATGTAGATTCATTTGATCAGAGTACTATTACTTTTGATAATGGAAATACTAAATTTGACAAGGCTGCTGGGGAAGATGAACAACTGTTCTCAAGAACAAGCACAACCTTTGACGATGGTACGATAGGGTTTGATAATCAAATTGGCGGACTTTTGACATACGACCAAATTGATATTTCTATGGATTCTAATGCATATACCCTTGACGAAACCTTATAAATAACTGTATAAATAATATAAACTTTTAGGAGAAACTAAAAAATGTCATATCAAGCAATTGGGCGTGGTTCTGCCGCAAATGACGGAACTGGCGATGACCTTCGTACCGGCGCAGGCAAAGTAAACGCCAACTTTACAGAACTATACACCAAATTGGGTGATGGTTCTTCTTTATCTTCTGATTCCTTTGTAACACTTACAGGAACAGAAACACTAACTAACAAAACATTAACTGCACCAACCCTCAATGGAACTATTGGTGGAACAGCAGCTGCAATGACAATCACTGCACTTACTACTGAAGGTATTTCGAATGCCACTGGTGAGTTGGAGATTACTGCTGCAAACCAAGTAGTTGAAATTCAAGGTGGTGGTTCAAACTCAGGTGCAATCACTCTTAACTGTGAAGTAAATACTCATGGACAAAAGATTATCGCACAACCACATAGTGCAGCAGTAACAAACGTATTGACACTTCCTGCTGGTGGTGACGCTGAACTTGTAAGTACAGTTGCAACTCAAACACTTACAAATAAAACATTGACTTCGCCGACTATCACTGGTACAGGTGCAATCGCTGGTACATTTACAGGCGACATTACTGGTAACGTGACAGGAAACATTGACGGTATCGTTGGTGGAACAACTCCTGCCGCAGTTACAGGCACAACGGTTACTGCAAATACAACTTTCAATCTTCCTGCTTATGCTGATGCAGCTGCCCTTGCTGGGATTGCATCTCCTGCTGCTGGAATGTTGGCGTATCAAACTGATACAAACAAGGCGGTTGTCTACAATGGCACTTCTTGGAATGATTTATACTAAGGGATATTAAAAAATGGCAATTGATACAATTAAATCCACAGCGGTACTTGACGGTGCAATTGCCACTGCCGATATAGCTGATGATGCAGTAACGAGTGCAAAGATTGATTCTGACTCAACTGGGATGGCCCTTGCTGATCTTACAGTAGATACTACAACATTAAAGGTAGATAGTTCTAATAATTTAGTGGGGATTGGAACAAGTTCTCCATTAAGTCTTACTGGAAACGCTGCGCCTGGATTGACGGTTTCTTCAAATGGGCCGTTTGTACTTTTACAAGATGCAAACAACGCTGACAAGGTTAGATATATTTCTAATAATACTGGAGAATTTCAATTTGGTATAGTTGATGATGATGGCACATCGAATAAAGATGAACATATGCGGGTCACAGCGTCAGGCAATGTTGGTATTGGCACAATACCAAGCACAAGTTGGCGTACATCGTTTAATACCACAGCTTTACAATTAGGTCAATCTGGTTCTTTGTTTAATCTAGATGTTTCTAATTCTGACAGACGGTGCATGTTGTCTAGTAATGCTATACTTAACGCAAGTGGTGATTTCCAGCATATAAGGGAAGGCGCTGTTTCAGTTTACAGTCAGCAAAGTGGTACACATCGTTGGTACACAGCACCTTCAGCCGGTTCTAGTGCTACAGCAGCAGCAACACAAAATGCACGAATAATATCAGAAGGTGCTTTTCAAGCAAGTCATAATGGAAGCTACAGAACTTGGGGAGGCAACATAGTTGGTCACCAAATGGTTAGTAACCTAAACAATAACGTCTGTTTTACTGCTGATGCAGAAGATTCTTCATTCCAAAGTGATGTGCAAAGAATATTATGTAATCGTGGTGCGTCTTCTGGGTATGATTTTTTAGTTTGTACTTCTGGTAATTTAGGAGATGATGAGTTCAAACTGCGTGGAGATGGCCAAGCGTATGCTGATGGTTCTTGGAATGGTGGCGGTGCTGACTATGCAGAGTATTTTGAAACGACAACAGGTAATGCAATACCAAGAGGAACTACAGTAGTATTAGACAACAATAAAGTTCGTGCAGCTACATCAGATGATCCAGTAAGTTCTATTATAGGTGTTATTCGTCCTAAAGATGATGGACAAATTTCTGCTATGGTAGGTAATTCTGGTTGGTCTAAATGGGGTGAAAAATACCTAACAGATGATTTTGGTGTGTATCTCATGGATGACCATAACGTAATATCTTTTGATGGAAAATCATATGAAAGTCATAAAGTTCCAGAAGATGTAACAATACCAGATGATGCTGTAACTACAACACATGATGGTAATGGATTAAAATTTCAACATCGTAGAGAAAACCCAGACTATGATCCATCTCTTACTTACTCACCAAGAGAAGATAGAGATGAGTGGGTAATAGTAGGTCTTCTTGGACAGGTTCGAATATTGAGTGGACAGACTATGGGTGATCGTTGGATAAAAATGCGAGACATTTCTGAAACTGTTGAAGAATGGTTTATAAGATAAACAAAAACTTCTAGTTGAGAACAGACTAAATAGTATTATAAGATTATAGGAAAAAACAATGGCAGCAATTATTACTGAACATTTCAGGCAACACAATGCAGAACAATTCTTTGAATCGTTCTCTGAGGCAGCGCCAACAAGATATTACCTTTTTATTGGTAAGAGTACTCCATTCACACTATCTACTTCTGGTGGTTCAGATAACTCTCCGCCAGTTCCAAATGATGATGTAACTCTGGAACACTACAAATGGGATTCTATGCTTGCTGCCAAATTAATCTCATCTTCGGATGTTTCATACGTTATTCCAAGACGGAACTGGACTAACAATACTCGATTTGATATGTATGAACATGATATTAGTTCAACTAACCCAACATCAAGTGGTGCAACAAACTTGTATGCTGGTACATATTACTTTATGACTTCTGACTATAGAGTCTATAAAGTACTTGACAATAATGGTGGTGCTGTGTATAGTGGTAACGAACCTACGTCTGAAACTTCAACTCCTTTTGAGTTGGGTGGGTATAGACTACAATACATGTATAAGATTACAACTTCAGAAGTTACTAAGTTTCTAACATCTGACTTTATTCCAGTAAGCACTGATACAACAGTATCGGGTGATGCCGTAGACGGATCATTGGACATTGTTCGTGTTACTGGTGGTTCTGGATATACAGATGGAACTTACTACTCTCCAGTGGATGGAGATGGTGCGAATGGTATCGTCAAGATTGTAGTATCAGGAAATTCAATTGCATCTCAAGGTTCTGCTGGTACAAATATTTATGCTGGTGGAACTGGTTATAGGTTCGCTAATGTGGACTTATCAAATGTCTATACTGACACAGGGTTAACTACTGCTGGTAATATCGGTAGTGGTACTGGTGGTGTAATTCAACCAATTATTTCACCAAAGGGTGGACATGGATTTGATGCAGTACATGAACTTGGTGCTCATTTTGTGATGACTAATGTTAAACTGGAACAGAATGAAGGTTCAGACTTTACAATCGCAAATGACTTTAGAGAAGTTGGTATTATTAAAGATCCATTTAATTTTGGTACAACAACAGTTTCAACTGCATCAACAGCAAGACAAACATTTAGTGTTACACTTACAGGCGCTCCGTCTGCTCCATATGAGATTGATGAAACTATTACACAGTCAACTACAGGTGCAGTAGGTAGAGTTGTTGAGTTTGATGCAACAAACAATATTATTTACTATCAACAAGAACAGTATGCAAACTATGGTATCGCTGCAAATGGAAACGTGATTGCATTTAGTGGTGCTAATGTTATTACGGGCGGTACTAGTGGTGGCGTTGGTACTGCAAGCACATATGCAAATCCAGAATTGCAACCAGACAGTGGGAAGGTTATCTATATAGAGAATAGACGCCCAATCTCTCGTGCGTCTGACCAAACAGAAGATATTAAAATCGTAGTGGAATTCTAAACAATGGAAAATACAAATCTTAATGTAGCCCCGTATTATGATGATTTTGCAGAAGACAAAAACTTTCATAGGGTACTCTTTCGGCCTGGATTTTCAGTCCAAGCAAGAGAGTTAACTGCACTTCAAACAATTTTACAAAACCAAGTTGAGAGACATGGTAGACATATGTTCAAAGAAGGAACAGTTGTCATCCCTGGCGCAACTGGTTTTACTAATGAATATTACGCAGTTAAATTACAGGGACTTTTGGAGACTACAGAAATCTCCACCTATATTCAAGATTTTGTTGGAAAGAAAATTACTGGTTCAGATAGTGGTGTTGTCGCAGAGGTTGTTCAAGCAGTCGCAGCAACTACAACTGATCCAATTACACTATATGTAAAATACGTTGCAACAGGTACAGACAATACTACAGTCGTATTCCAGAACGGAGAAAAGATTTCTGCTGATGATACAGTAGGTGCTTTTGGTGCTGGTATTGATTCTGCACAACTTCAAGCTACAGATGCAACTGCAATTGGTTCTTCTGCAAACATTCAAGAAGGTGTTTACTTTGTTCGTGGACATTTTGTTAAGGTAACAGAACAAAGAATTATTCTAGACAAGTATACTAACTCTCCATCATATCGTGTTGGTTTGACGGTAACTGAAACTTTAGAAACACCAGAAGAAGACACATCTCTTTTGGACAACGCACAGGGCTCTTCAAACGTAAACGCTAAAGGCGCACACCGTCTAAAGATTTCCTTGACACTTGCAAAACTTGCTTTAGATTCTATAGAAGATGAGAACTTCATCGAACTTCTAAGAACTGATGCTGGTGTTGTACAAGAAAAAGTAAGAAATACAGAATACTCAGTTCTCGGCGATACTCTCGCAAGAAGAACTTATGATCTATATGGTGACTTCACCATAAACAAATTCGATGTGGAGAAACTAGAGAACCTAGACGATGGTTTGAATGATGGTGTATATGCTGCAGGCGAAACTACAGACGATGGCAACACCGCTTCTGATGATTTGATGACAACACAAATTTCGCCAGGCAAAGCATATGTTCGTGGTTATGAAATTGAAACAATTGTTCCAACATATGTCGATATAGAGAAACCAAGAACATTTAATTCTTTCAATGGTGCTGTTACTCCTGTTGAGGTTGGAAACTTTGCATTGATTGAAAATGTTCATGGACAACCAGAAATATCACCAGAAATCTCAGGTTCAATTGGGAAACCATATCGTGATATTCAATTATTTGATACTCAGAACTCAAGTGCTGGTTCACCAAACGGAACAAAGATTGGTGTTGCTCGTGTTCGTGCTATGGAACATCATGCAAACCAAACTGGAACAGGTGTTGGTTCTATGAACTCAACTGCTCAATTCAAACTCTATATGTTTGATTTGAGAATGTTTACAAAGATTACAATGAGTGGAACTCCTGCCGGCGGTGCAGCTGGTGGTATGGTTACAGGTGCAAAAGTAACTGGTGCAAACTCTGGTGCATATGGATTTGTACATAGTGATAGCACTGGTACATCACTTGTTCTCACAACAGTTGTTGGTAATTTCCAAACTGGTGAGAAGTTGACTTCAACTTCTTCTAGTGTTGCTGACGAATTTATGGAAACCTCTGGTAACACAGATGTAACCGTATCTGCTATTTCAAGTTTCAACTTTGATGCAGTAAAGCAAGTTTACATGGACAGTACTGCTGGTTCAACTCAAGACTTTACTGCTGACTTGGTTCTCAACGAATCGTTTACAATTAATGGTACTATTAGTATTGCTGGTAGTGACTTGGATGCTGTTACTGGTTTCCAATCAGACTTTGCGTCTGACATTAGAGTTGGTGATATTGTTTCTGTTCCATCTGGTTCATCTGGTGCTTTGGAAACAAGAAGAGTTGATTCTGTAAGTGGACAAACCCTAGATTTAAGTTCTGACGTTTCGGGTGCTGTTACTTCAGTTCAATTAAAAAGACTGCGTGCTAAACTAGAAGATCAAAATAAAAACGTACTTCTTAGAAAACTTCAAAAAGAGACAATTAAAACTCTGAAGACAACTGCAAATAATTTTCTTACAGATTCGTCAATTACGATTCGTAAGTCTTTTGTGGGAACAACCTCAAGTTCTGGTGTTGTTACATTTACAACTACAGGTGCTAACGAAACATTTAACTCTGTTGACAACGAAGATTTTATTCTAGTTGTGACAGCTGCTGGTGGTGGTTCTGCTGCTGTCGGCGATATCATTAACCTTAATTCTAGTTCTGTTACGGTTTCCAATTCAAGTACATCTTTGACGATTACTTCAACATCTCTTTTAGGAAATGCTGCTTCAGTAAGACTTATTGCTACAGTAACTAAAACGTCTGCTGTAGAAAAGACTAAGGTTAGAAACAGAATGTCTATGACTATCGTAGACAACGATGGTATTGGTGGTGCCGCTGAATTCGGTACTTCTGCACATGATCACGAAATATCTCTTGGTTATGCAGACGTACATAAATTAAATGCTGTATTTGAATCTCCAGACGATTCTACAGACCCAAGACTTCCTCAGTGGACTCTTACTGGTACAACTGGTGTGTTCCTTCAAGGTGAGATTGTTACTGGACAGACTTCTGGCGCTAAAGCATTCGTAATTAATCCACAATCTCCAATGACTTTCATTCCTATCAGAGATGCAGTCTTTGATGCTAACGAACAAATTTTAGGACTAGAGAGTGGTGAAACTGCTACTCTAGAAACATTCTCTGCTGGTGACAGGTTAGTAACTAATAACTTTACTTTAGACAGTGGACAGAGAGACAACTTTTATGATATAGGTAGAATTGTAAGGAAAGGAAATGTTCCAGCTCCTGTAGGTAAGTTGCTGGTTGTGTTTGATTACTTCACTCACAGTACAGGCGATTTCTTTACTGTAGATTCATACGCTACTATTCCATATAAAGAAATTCCAACATACTCTGCTACTCGTGTTGACCCAGAGGTTGCAGAACCAAGTGGTGAATACGACTTGCGTGATACAGTGGACTTTAGGCCTCGTGTTGCTGATGCAACAATTTCTAACACTAATGTATCTTTGACAAGTCCTGCTCAAGTTTATACTGCTAATAAAGTTACAAGTGCATCCTTTACATTTGAGTCAAGAGATTTTGAAGGTAGTGGTGGTTCTGTAACAAACATTCCAAAGGATGGTTCAAACTTCGGATATGATTTTGAATTCTATCTTCCAAGAATAGATGCATTATATCTCACTTCTAATGGACAATTTATTGTATCGAAAGGTACTCCTTCTGAGAATCCATCTGACCCTCCAGTTATTCAAGAAGCTATGTTAATTGCAGAAATCGCTCTAAATGCTTATATTATAAATTTAGACGATGCACAATTGTTAATAAAAGATAACCCAAAATATTCAATGTCTGACATTGCTAAGTTGGAAAGTCGTATTGACAATATGGAATATTATACTGTACTTAACCTTTTGGAAAAAGATGCAGAGTCATTACAGATACAAGATGCAAACGGACTTGATAGATTTAAGTCTGGTTTCCTTGTAGATAACTTTGCTGGACACGCAACTGGTGATGTTAAACATCCAGACTATCGTGTTGCAGTAGATATGCAAGCTGGTGAGTTGCGTCCGAAATACTTTATGAAGAACGTATTGATGAACGAAGATAATACTAATGAGACTGATCGTGCTTCTAGTAATTATCAGAAAACTGGTTCTATTCTTACTCTTCCATATGAACATAAAGTTACTGCTGAACAACCATACGCTACTCGTGTAGAAAATCTTAACCCAGTGTTAAATTTCTCATGGGCTGGTGATATGAGACTTACGCCGGAAGGTGATGAGTGGTTTGAAACGAGAAGACTACCAGACTTGATTGTTAATAGAGAAGGCAACTTTGATTCAGTTCTTGCTGCAAATAGAAACGCAATTGGTACAGTATGGAACGCATGGCAAACTCAATGGAGTGGGGTGACTGCTACAAGTAGTACAAGATTCAGAGAAAGATCTTGGGCTCGTGCTCGTCCTAGAGTGCCATTCCGTCCTATCATTGAAAGAACCACATCAACTACTACAACAAGTAGTACAAGAAGTGGTATTACTACTTCAGTTGTTCCTAGAATTAGTCAAGAGTCTAGAGGTGACAGAGTTGTATCTCGTGCAATTGTTCCATTCATTCGTGCAAGAAATGTACACTTTGAGGCAACAGGTATGAAACCTTTGACTCAGGTTTATCCTTTCTTTGATAAGAGAAGTGTTGCAAAATATGTATTCCCAACTGGTGGTGGTGTTAAAGGAAAAGTATCTGACTTAGTAACTTCTCTGGTAGGTTCTTGGAGTAGTATTTCTAAGGTTGAATTTGATTTCCAAAAAATTGGTGGTGATCCACTAATCGCTACTATATCTTACAGAACACAAACTAGTGGAGCATATATTCCAATCAATACTCAACAGTATCCTGGCAGCACACGTTCAGTTGTTACTGAGAGTGGAATTAATCTTACACCAAACCATAATGGTAACGTAGGGATAAGAGCATTCTTTACTGATATAAACAATGCTCTTGGAACAGACGATAGACTGTATGATGTTCGCATTTATGATCAAGACGGAAATTTAATTCCTAGAAGTTTATATCAAATTGAAAGTTCTCGTAGATTTACTAATATCGGTAGGGCTATTGATGGAAGTACAAATAGTTTTGCTTTCTTTAATACATCTAGATTCTCTCGTAGAGATAAACAGTGTGAGATTACCATTAGAGTAATTGATGGTGCAAAAACACTTCTACCATCTACTGGAAGACTGAAGAGATATGACTATCTTCGTGCAGACGAAACATCTTTGGTTACAGACGCAGCTGGTTCTATTGAAGGATACTTTGCAATTCCAGATGCAAGAACAAGAAATAACCCAAGGTTCAGAACTGGTGAAAGAGTGTTTAGACTTACATCTTCTTCTACCAATACTAAGAGTCCAGAACCAGAAACTTTTGCACAGGCAACTTATACTGCTACTGGTGAAATCAGAAGTACTAGGGAGACTATTGTTAGAACTCGTAACGGTAGAGTTGTTACAAGAAATGTAAACCAAACAAGAACATCAAGTAATACTGAAACAAGAGATGCGATTGTTGGTTGGTGGGATCCAGTTGCTCAATCGTTTATGCCTCAAGTTGAGGGTGGTGAGTACATCACAAAGATTGATGTATTCTTCTCACAAGTGGATGATAATATTCCAGTTACATGTCAGATTCGTGAAATGAATACTGGTTATCCTACAACTAAAGTTCTGCCTTTTGCAAGTAAAACCTTGTTACCAGAAGAGTGTGCAGTATCAAGTGATGCTACTGCTGCAACAACATTTACTTTTGACGAACCAGTATATGTTAAGAATGGTGTAGAGGTTGCAATTGTTCTGCAAACAGATTCGCCAGATTACCTTGTGTGGATTTCACGAATGGGTGAAAAAGATGTTGGTGGTAAGAGACTTGTATCTGAACAACCATACTTGGGTGTTCTATTTAAGTCACAAAACAACTCTACATGGACAGCATACGATATGGAAGATTTGAAATTCAAAATCTATCGTGCTAAATTTGATACAACAAAAACTGGTACAATTAAGTTTGTAAACGATGCAGTGGAAACTGCTGACTTAGAGACTGATCCTATCAGATTATACAATGGTGTTACAAAGGTTAAAGTCCTACACAGAGACCATCATATGTACGATGATACACAGAATAATGTTACTATTAGTGGTATTACTTCTGGTGTAACATCTACACTGAATGGTGCAATAACAAACTCTGCAACAACTTTAACTCTTGCATCCACATTAACTGGTGTAGGAACAAGTACTGCCGTCACTCTAAAACTATTCTCTACAGATGCAGAAGGCGATCCAGTGTCAGAAGTTGTTACAGGAACAACTAATGCTACTGATGCTAAGATTGTTGAAAGTATCACTCGTGGAGTTGAAGGAACTGCAATCGCTTTTGCTACTGGTGTTAATGTCGAAAGGTATAGTATTGGTGGAATTCCTCTCACTGAGATAAACAAAACTCATACTGATATCAACGATGTTGAGATTGATAGTTATACTGTTGCAATCACATCCACACCAAGTGCTGATGGAAGTTTTGGTGGAAGTTCTGGTATTGTTTCTGAGAATGCTCAGATGGATCAGATGCAGGCGTTGTTCTCGACTATCGAAAGTCCAGATACATCTCTTACTGCTAAGATGAGAAGTACAAGTGGTACTTCGCCAAGTGGTACAGAAACATCTTTTGTCAAACAGTCTGTGTCACAAGCAGAGATTATTCCTATCAATGATAACTATGTTTTTGATAAACCAAGACTTGTTGCATCTCAGATTAACGAGACAAATGAAATGAGTGGGGAAAAGTCATTAGAGGTTACATTCACAATGCAGTCTCAAAAAGATAACCTATCTCCAATCATTGACTTGGAGAAGAGGTCAATCGTCACTGTTGCAAACAGACTAGATAATATTGATTCTGCTTCTGCTGTATATCCAACAACAGAATACACTCCACCAACTGCTCCAGATGGAGACAGTAATGAGTGTGTATATATTACTCGTAAGGCACAGTTGAAGAATCCAGCAAACTCAATCAAGTGTTACTTGGACGCTGCTAAATTTCAAAGTTCTGAAATTCAAGTGATGTACAAAATACTTCGTTCTGATGATGCATCAGACTTTGATGAGATTGGTTGGCAGTATTTCAATACAGATGGTTCGCCAGACGTTGCAGTTAACAATTCAATAAATCCAGATGACTTTATTGAAAGAGTATACACTGCTGATGATATTGGTGA